AAGTTGGGGCGCTCATGACAAAGGGCAAAGGCAAAGAGGAGTGGGGGGCTACGGCCATGAAAGTTATACAGGATGCGGTCCTTTACAATGAGTTTGGCATCGATAAGTTTGTAACCTCCAAGCACATCGAGAAAGGCATAATAAACGAGGCCATGTCCTTGGAGATGGTTAAGCGAGTAACAGGGTGGGAGATGGACCTCGAAAAGCCTAAGCGCCGATTGGTAAATCCTTTTGTTATCGGGGAGCCCGATGTCTTGGATAATGGATACCTTGTGGATGTAAAAAACTCTTGGGATGGCACAACTTTTCCATGGTTTGAAACGGAGGCCCCAAACAAGGACTACTACTTTCAACTCCAAACATACATGTGGCTTAGCGGATACCCATGTGCATACTTGGTATATACCTTAACCAGCGCACCCGCTCATCTCGTATACAAGGAGGCGGAAAAGTTGGCCTACAATCTTCATGCTTTGCCTCAGCATCGAGAGAAATCATTTGACGATATGTTAGAGTTAGGGGAGGAGATGGCAAGCAAGCAGTTGCTGTTTGACCACATCCCTGAACGCCAACGAGTTAAAATCTTTCGCATCGAAAGGAGCGAGGAAGCCATTGCCAGCATACAAGACCGAGTAAGGCAAGCACGAGCAATTTATGACGAATTATTAACCAAAATTAACAAAGCAAAATGAACGCTTACGAACAATATGAGGATGCGTTTAGTATCCAATTTGAAAACGGCTGTATAATCTCCGTTTCTTGGGATGAGGGAACATACTCCGATAGGGGAAAGAAAACCGCAGAAGTGGCCTGTTTCAATCGAAGCGGGATGTGGATGGTATACTCCATGGATGAGGCCCGATTCATAACCTTAACCGATGGTTCGGAAGTGATGAGGGAGATATCAGCAGACCAATTAGTAGAGATAATGTATAACTTAAAAAACCTAAAATGAAAGCAAAAGTAGAAACATGGTTGGAGCAACTGAGAACAGGAGCGATAAAGTCCAACATCGTGCGAGTTTTGGCGCACATCAAAAGCAAGGATTTCGGAACGGACATTTTGGCCATGCGCCGAACCTTAGGGATGAGCCACCAATCCTTAACGGCCACCATCTCGATGCTCGCAGATGAGGGCCTACTGATGGAGGCGGGCATCTTTCAACATGAGAGTTCATGGTATACTACTTATGTCTTTGTAGAGCATCCTGCAACAAGGCAGGAGTTGGCCCGAAAGCGAAAGTTAGAGAAGTTTGCCCAATGGCTTAATCGAGGCATCGAGGAGTACGGGGATTGCATGACTTTGCCCTTAGCGATGGAGTTGCACGCCGAAAAAGGGCACATAACTAAGGCCAGCGACAACTAATGAAAAAGTACGCCATCATCATGACCAGTGCTTTTATCATCGAGATATGTAGCACTTTCTACATAAGGTTTGTGGCCGATAAGGAGCCCATCGGGATGCTCATCTTTGCATTCATCGGGCCGTTCCTTGGCCTCCCTTTTGTGGGATATATGGTAGAAAGCAAGAAGTGGAGCGAAAGGCTCAAAATGGCCTTTGCGCTCTCCCTTGGCTATGCCTTGGGATGTTTAATAGTAATTTTTTTAATCCAATAAAATAGCATGGAAACAAAAACAAACAGCGGGGCAATGTTTAAGAATGACCGCAAAGAAAAAGAAACCCAACCCGACTTCAAGGGAAAGGTAAACGTTAACGGGATGGAGATGGAAATCGCAGGATGGAAACGGCAGTCGCAAAATGGCACCGCTTACATCTCTTTGGTTTTCAAAGAGCCGTATGTGAGCCCTGAAAACAAGCAGATGAAACAGCCCATTGAAAACAAGAGTTCGGACCCCTTTGATGATATTTTTTAACGATGACGAGCAAAGAGTTAGGAACGCTAAACTCAATCGTCCGAGATAAAATACTTAACCACATGAAAGAGCACAACATGAGCCTTAACGCATTTAGCAAGCAGGCGGGAGTGCATCAAAATCAACTGTGGCTGTATCTTTACTCGGGGAATGAAAGCAAAGGATTGCACTCCTCAACCTTGGAAAAAATAGGGAGATATTTATCACAATTTTAACAGCAAGGGGGCCCGATGGCCCTCTTTTTTTTGTTTATACCTACCCCTCTACAACCCTTACTGGGTGGGCAAAACAGAGTACTCGAAAAAGTTGATGCCTATATCCAACGAGCAGGCAAAACCTCGTAAAACGCCTTAAAACAAGTAATACGTTAAATGGCTTTTTTATCAAAAAGAGGCAAAAAGATGCAATTTTTTATACCTTTTTTGCTCATCGTATTGCTATTTTTTTAACCTTTGTATGGATGTCAAGAGAGTACGAAAACGGATACCCAACCCAGCGGTACATTTATCGCTTAGGGGATGTCCTTGGAGTAAACCGCCATGCCATCAGGTTCAATGACGGGTGGGGGCAGGATAAGGCCATCATCTATTACAAGGCCGAAATCGCCAATCGAAGTATCGAAACTTTTGCCAAATTTTTACTTTACAGCAAGGTGGATGTGCGCAGTTTTGAGGGCGGAAAAATAATAATCAATCAATCGAAGTTATGAAATTAAAGTTACAAATCCTGTTATCGGCGCTCTTGTTTCCTGTGGTGTTTGGCGTCTTTTTAATCGATAGATTTATCTTACTTTTTCTTTTTTGGATGCCTATGCAATCCCTGCGGAAATGGTTTAACAGCCCGATAGATGTCCAACAATCGCTCCTTAGAGTTATAACCGTTGGATTGATATACAGCGTTATCTTTTTAATATCACTTTTCTTTTAATGCCAACTCCTGAGCCAAACGAAACCCAAAATGAATTTGTAGGGCGATGCATCCCGATTGTTATCCTTGATGGAACGGCACGCAATACGGCACAGGCCATAGCAGTATGTAATTATCTTTATCAAAATAAACCCAATGCAAAAAGTAGCCATCACGAAAGTGAAACCAAACCCTCGCAATCCGAGGATAATCAAAGATTATAAGTTTAAGCAATTAGTAAAAAGCATTAAGGAGTTCCCCGAGATGCTCGAAAAGCGCCCGATAATATGCGTTACCGATGAGGATGGAAAGTTGGTTGTCCTTGGGGGCAACATGCGCCTTAAAGCCTTAACGGAGTTAAAGTATAAAGAGGTGCCCATCATCTTGGCCGATGATTGGAGCGAAGAGCAAAGGGAGCAGTTCCTTATTGCGGATAACGTAAACTTTGGTGAGTGGGATTGGGATGCCTTGGCAAATGATTTCGATACGGAACACCTTATCGATTGGGGGTTAGAGATTCAGGGAGTAGATACCAGCACTTTATTTCAGCCATCCGAGCCCAGCGATGGCGATGGTTTCGACTTTTCTCCTGAGGTAGAAAGCGTGGTACATACATCGCTAAGCGATAAGTTTATTGTTCCGCCTTTTTCCGTTTTTGATACTAAACAAGGCTATTGGCAAACAAGAAAAGCCGAGTGGAAAAGCCTCGGCATAAAGAGCGAAGTAGGCCGAGCGGGCAACCTCTTAAACTACTCCGACACCATCCTTGGAGCATCCAATCCAAAAAAAGCGTTAGCCGATATCCTAAAAGGCAGTAGCCCCAACACCGCAAACATAGAAAGCAAGATACCTAACTACTATGCTAAAAAGGAGGCGGGCCTTTCGGATGCGGAAATCATTAAGGAATTTATCGAGGAGAGTGAACTATCAGGAACCAGCGTCTTTGACCCCGTTCTTTGTGAGATATCCTACAAATGGTTTTGCATCCCTGAGGGGCAAGTGCTTGACCCTTTTGCAGGGGGCTCAGTTAGAGGTATCGTGGCATCTAAGGTAGGTTTGAACTATACAGGGATAGATTTAAGGGAGGAGCAAGTAGAGGCCAACAGAAAGCAAGTTGACGAGATATGCGACAGCCATCCGCCTCGGTATATCGTAGGAACATCGGAGCAGGCGCAGGAACTTGCTAATGGAGAGTATGACCTTATCTTCACTTGTCCGCCTTATTATGACTTAGAGCAATACAGCGATGACCCACAGGATTTATCTAACATGGAATACCAAGCCTTTGAGCAGGCATACGAGGGTATCATCGCTCAGTGCATCGAGATGCTAAAACCCGATAGTTTCAGCGTCTTTGTGGTTGGCGATGTAAGAGACAAGCAGGGCTATTACTTGGACTTTATCGGAAAGACGATACAAGCGCATGAAAAGGCAGGGGCGAGGCTCTACAACAGCGCCATCCTTTTGGAAAGCGTAGGAACGGCAGGAATGCGGGCCTCACGCATCTTTAACGGAGGCCGAAAGTTAACCAAGGTGCACCAAAACGTTCTGGTTTTCTACAAAGGGGATGCCTCAAAGATAAAAGGCAAGTTTAACCACTTGATGATGGAAAGCGAAGAAACGGAGCCCGTAAATATCGACTTTGGGCATGGCTCCAACTTATTATCGGAAATCTAAAATCAAACGAAATGCAAGCATGGCAACAGGGGTATGACCTCACGATGTTAAAGGCGTTAAAAAGCGCCATAAAAAGCGATTATAAAAAGTATGTTTTTGGGGCCTTTGGGATGCCAAACGAGAGGGATATCGCTACGGCGATGGCCAAAGGCCAAGTGATAAAGACCAAGGAGAACGATAGTATCCTTATCCATCAGCACTACCAAGCAAAAAGCCGAATAACTGACTTTTCTCAAAGCGTTATACCTATCCAAGTGGGCACCTTTTTCATTAAGCACTTAGCAGGGCCCCAAAAGGAAAAACTACTAAACTACTATTGCTCCGAACTCCAAGGCAAACCGCTAATGATTGAGATATTTGACGAGGACTTGGCGATGATAGAATTAGTGAAATCTAAAGGCTTTACATACATAACCACTAAGATATCCGCATCGAGCGACCTAAAAGGGATATACCAAAAGGATGCAGGGGTAAACTATAAGTTAGCCAGCGGGGAGAGCCTGCACATGGAGCAACTAAGCGCCAACTTTTTAAGCGAGCAGGAACTTACCGCCATCCGCAAAGAGTTAGCAAATTATACGAGTTGGGCCGACCATTATAGCACCTATAACAAGCGCCAATCATGGAGCGCCTTTACTCTAAGGGGCTACGATAGAGAGGACCCTAACTTCATCATGAAACCGCAAGAGATGAGCAAAAAGTGGAAAGAGGAAAACCACGAAAGGCTAAACGCCAAAAGCGAGTGGACGCTTATCTCGCAAAGGTTCCCATCTACAGTTAAATTGGTTCAGGAAAGATTCCATAACTCAAAGCCCGACAGGATTCGCTTTATGAGGCTAACCAAAGGCAACGGAGAGTTGAGCAGGCACGCAGATATAACGGATAAAGAGGCAGGCATTCAGGCAGGCCGAGTAGTTAGGCTCCACATCCCTATTTATACCAACCCAAAGGTTATATTTCAATCATGGAGCCACAAGGGCCAAAAGCAAGTGGCCAACATGGAGGTTGGAAGCCTTTGGTATCTCGATGTTAGAAAGCCACATACGGCGGTAAATAATGGAGATGAGGACCGCATCCACTTAGTCATGGACTTTTATGCAAGCAAGGAACTAAGCGATAAAATAATCAACGGATAACATAAAGAGATGGAAAGCAAACCAAAGCGCACAGTCCTTTGCGCAGATGCTCACGAGTGGCTCCCAAACCAACGAAATATCTACGCCATCATAACAAGCCTACCCGATATGGAGGAAACAGGGCACGAGATACATGAGTGGCAGGCATGGATTAGAAAAACATGCAAACTATTAGCCTCATCCCTGAGCGATAAAGGCGTCATAATCTTTTACCAAACGGATAGAAAGCACCAAGGGGCCCTAATCGATAAAAAGAGCCTAATCAGCGCCGAGTTTCATCGTCTTGGATATCGCACTATAATGAACAAAGTTATCCTAAAGCAGGAGCCCGAAACAATCAATCTCTTTAGGCCCACATTCTCCACGCTCTTTGGATTCAGCAAAGCAACTAACAGCGGTAAGGCAACCCCCGATGTTATCTACTCTGGAGATATGGTATACAAAAATGCGATAGGCCTAAACGCCTGTAAACTATCCTTGGAGTTCATCCAAAAGCAAGTAGGTAAAACCCTTATCGTTGACCCCTTTTGCGGACAGGGCTCCATCTTAAAGATTGCCAATGATATGGGATTGGATGCCCTTGGCGTTGATATCATGCAGGAGCAATGCGATAAGGCGATAAACTTAAAATAAAGCCCTTAGAAACCCGTACGTTGATATATTGATATATTCATCTAACTTTGTAAAGAAACAGCACTAAAAAGCAGTTAAACAGCAAATACACGAAAGTATGGCCTCTCTTACACAAAAAGACACACAAAAAAAAGCGAACCACTTGGTTTTGAAGCAAGCCATGGTGCAAGCGATGGAGAAAAGCCTCGGTATCGTAACCACAGCCTGCAAAGCGGTGGGGATATCTCGAGATTCGCACTACCGATGGATGCGAGACGATGAGGAGTACCGACAAGCCATCGAGAGCATTGAAAGTATGGCCCTCGACTTGGCCGAGAGCAAACTCCACGAGCAGATAGTGGAGGGCAACACAGCCTGCATTATCTTTTTTCTAAAGACCAAGGGCAAGCGCCGAGGATATGTGGAGAAACAAGAGGTGGAGACCACCATCAAAACCCCTGACTTTTCGGGCCTATCAACTAACGAACTCATGGACCTATTGGCTGAGTGATGAGAGCAACGGCGCAGGATAAGCAGTACCTCAGGCAGTTGCTCCGCATGGAGTTAGCGAGGCGGGACCTGTGGCAGTTTTGCCTTTTCATGGATGCCGATTTCTTTAAGGAGCGCATGTTCCTCAGGGATGTAGCCACAGCGATGCAAGAGATTGAGCAGGGAGAGATTAAAAGCCTCAGCGTATCCATGCCTCCAAGGGCGGGTAAGAGTTATATCACATCGCTCTACTGCGCTTGGACCTTAGGGAGAAACCCAGCGGACAGCATCATGCGAAACACTTGCACCGCATCCCTATACGTTAAGTTTTCCTACGATGTTCGGGCTATCATCATGAGCGATAAGTATCGGGCCGTTTTCCCTAACGTTAGGCTAAGCGATGATAAGAAAAACCTCCAAGGATGGAACACCAACTCATCGAGGCAAGTAGGATACTTTGGTGCTGGTGTAGGCGGGACCATCATCGGGTTCGGAGCCACTAAGGTAGCCATCACCGATGACCTTTACCGAGGGATAGAGGACGCCATGAGCG